GCCGCCGCGGCTACGTAGTTGAACGGCGGTGGAAAGGAGGCGAGTGCTTTGGTGACTGCTTCGTAGGTATTGATGAGCGCCACCGCAATGGCAACAGCCTTGGACTTGCTGAAAGCCTGCTGAAGTGAGGCGGCGATACTAGATGCCATACTGGCATAGGCGTTCATGCTGACATAGGCCGCCTGCTGCATGGCCGTGCCGTATCGTTCGGCGGATATTTTTCCGGCATCGAAGGCGGCCTGCAGTTTCTTTTGGCTGTCGACCATGATCTCGGTCGGCGTTCTAATCTGCTCGGCAAGTTGTACGCCTTGCTCGGCCAGTTTCTTCTGTTCGGCCTGCGCCAGTTTGGTAAGCTCGGCCTGCTTCATAGTTGCAGCTTCGGTTATGGCCGTGGCTTTAACGTTGGCCATCGCGAGTTTTTCGGCCTGAACACCTGACGCTTCCCCGGCCGCACTGGCTGCTCGTTCCATCTCCGCCGCCAGTGCTTCGTTAGCGCCCTTCACACCCTCAACGACTGTCTGCAGCTGCGAACCGGCATCAGCTCCGAGGCCGGTCATCTGTTTGAATCTGTCGTATACAGCACCTACGGCGTTGCCGAGACGCTCGAAAGCAGCTGCCATCCCATCGATTATTGGTTGTAGTTTGTCATAGAGCCACGTCCGGGCCGCCTCATAAATGGCAGCAAACCTGTCAGTGACGGGGGCCATTGCGTCCTTGATCACCTGCCAACTCCGTAGTTGGTGATCTCGTACGTTATTCATGACCTGTACCGTTTGATGGGCCACATCAGTGAACTTATCGCCCAGCCACGTCTTAGCTGCGTCATAGACGCTGACGAATGAATCCTTCAATGAGACGACGGCTGATTTAATCTCGTCCCAGTAAGCGACGATCGTCCCGGTCGCGACGCCGATCGCCGCTGCAGCGGCCGCAAAGGGTATGGCGAACGATCCGAATATGAGAGCGATTGTACCGGCCACGGCTCCAAGTGCAAGGAGTGCGGCACTCACGCCGCCTGTGACGACTATGATCGTCTGCATCTGAGGAGAGAGGCTGCCAAACGACAGGGCCAGGTTAGATACGCCCTCGGCGAGGGTCAGAAAACCCGCACGATCCATCGCCTTGCCGACTTGCTCGAGCGCATCGCCGAACGCTACGGTGACTTTATTCAGGCGACCCTCAATGGTATTCGCCTGAGCCGCGGCGGCACCACCGAACTCCTTGGAAATCTCCTTGAGAATGATGGCCTGGGCTTTGAGAATGTCTCCCGATTCCATCAGCGTCTTGATCTGCTCACGCTGTGACGCCGTAAATGCAACACCGACGCGCCGTAATGCGGTGATGCCCTTCACCGGATCGTTAAGCGCTTTACCGAGCTGGATGGTCGACGATTGCAGGTCCTGCCGCAGCACTGCCGAGAGATTGATAGCCGCGAGCTGTGCCTCACGAAACGTCGACCCGGCGACGTTGGTGAAAGTGAGCAGGTTGGCCGTCACCTCCCGCATGATCTTGTCGTCGTCGATATTGGTAAGCGTCTTGAGGCCCTGCGCTATGGCGGCGAGCTTCTCGGTCGTGAAGCCGGCCGCTCCGCCCGTACTCTTGATCACAGCCTCGACGGTGGCGAACGCCGCCTCGGCGTCACCAGCGGCCTTAAGAGCCGACGCGGCCCAGGCGGTGAACTGGCCGACGATGAAAGCACCGCCCAAAGCCATGCCGAGACTGCGCGCACGCGACGACAGGCGATCCATCACCGACTCGGCCTCACGCCCGCCACGGTGGAACTCACCGGCGTTCATGGCCAACGTAACACGCAGTGCGCCTATCTCAGCTGTGGCCATAGGCTTCCTCGTAGATCTCGGCGACCTCGTCCTCAGTCATCTTGCCGTACATCTTAGTCGGCCTGACCGCTTCGATCAGCCACCAGAGCTCTTGTGGATCGCACGCCCAGAACCGATCAGGCGTTAGCCTGCCACTCCCGACGAGCGCCTGGTAGAGCGCTTTGACGGTTTGACCACGGCCGTGGACGCGTTTCCCCTTGGCGCGGCCTCCAGTGCCGGCGGCACCATCAGCGCCATGAGAGTGTTGACACCGGTGATGATGCGCTCCTTCACCACACCCGGATCGCCCTCGAAAATGCCGGCATAAACCTCGTCATCCGTGATCCGTGCCCCAGCGTAGCGAAGCAAGGCGCCAAAGGCTCGCGACAAGCGAGCCAGACGCATACGGCCGCTCTGCGCCTCCTGCGCGAGCTCAGCCATCGTGAGATATTCCTCAACGACAGCCACAGCGCCGAGCACCCGGTCAGCAGGGATGACGTAGGTCTGGTCGGCCCATATCAATTCTACAGGTGCAAACATCGTCAGGCCGTATAGGTGACTGTGCCACTGCTCATCAACGTGGCCTCAAATGTGGAGGCATCGTTGTACGGTTCGGTTTCGGTATAAGAGCTCAGATAGAACGTGCCAGTGATTATCGATCCTGCTGGATACTCCAACCGGCAGGCCTGCGTTCGTTGATTTGAGAACCAAGCCGCCTTGAGTCGCGTGTCCTTGGTCACACCGCTGATGCTGATGCCAACCTCGTCCTGCGCCGATGTATTGTCGAGCAGGATCCGCACACCGGAATCCTCGTCGCTGGTCACGTCGATCGGCTCGCCGTTCAGCTCGAGACCTTTCTCCCTCACGCCTAAAATCTCATCGGCCGGAGATTCCCCACCGAAGAAAAACCGCACCTGCCTGCCGACCCGTCCGGCCATCTCAGCCTCCTGTCCAAACTATGTAATCCTGCCTCGTCCTGAATAGATACTCGTAATCATCCGTCCCAGGCTCGCGAAGATCCTGCTCCGCGTCAAGCATCGCGTAGCGTATCATGACTGCAGATTGAGACACGTCTCGAACCGCCGACAACCGATCTCCGACCGCCGCCGCCAGGTCCTTAGCCGCGGCGTATGTCGTGCCCCAGCTGTCGACCTGGAGGCGCGCACTGTCCAGGCCGACTTCGCCGTCATCGGCGTAAAGCGGTCCGCCGGAGACCCTGGTAACCGTGACCGCCTGCAAAGCTGATCCCTGCGGTCGTGCGACCGGATATACCCTGGTGCCAACGATAGCCGCTACAGCGGAACCAGCCAGCAAATAATTTATGACGGCCGTCTCGACATTGGCGGTCATTTCTTGGCCATCTTCTTGGCGCGGCGCGCCACCGCACGCTTGATCTCCGCCCAGAGCGTGGATTTGATCTGCTGCAATATTTGCCCACGCGCCTGATCCCACGCCGGACGCATGAAGGGTTCCGCGGATTGACGACTCGTACCGAACTCTACCATGTGCGCCTGCGGCAGCGGCCCGGCCCCAATGAATATTTCGACGTCGCTCGGATCCCACCGGCGATGGAAGGAACGTTGCCTGCGAGATAGCTGCGTCGAGGCCTGGATGCTCACCTGCAACTTTCCCGTCCGGCGTGCCGCGTCTCCCGCCGCGCGACGTGCGATCGGCTGCCCGACCTGCAGCAGCGTGCGCTTCATCACGTTGCGAGCCGTGGCATCGGGCAAGTCCCGGCGAAGCGTCTCCTGCAGCTCCGCAAGACCGTCGACGTGGACCCTGATCACATTTCCGCCGGGCATCGTATCCCCTTGTTCATCCGCTCGAATCGCAGGCAGAAACCGGCCATCATAATGGCAAAATCTCTTTGCCGAAGGGCATCAGCCGGTAATGAATTCATGGAATGCTTAAGTTCAAAAACCTGAGTTGTCAGTTCTTTAATCGCACTCTTCTGCTCTTCGAGCGCTTTCGTTATCTGACTTATACGATTGTCAGTGGTATCATCTGTTGATATCAATTTCGAGTAACCAAAACCTAACCAGAATACTCCCGCCATGATACCGACGACAGCGACGATCGGAAGGTAGCCAGTCGATAGGTCTCTAATCGTCATCTGTCCTGCCTGGCTACCGCGTGAAATTCCAACCAGTGATTGCGCTCGAGCTCTCTGACACCTGTCACATCATAGATCAAACCACCCTCCAGCTGCAGTCGATCCTTCGGTGTAACCGTGACAGTCTGCGAAGAATGACGCACCTGAAAATGTGCCGTCACCTGCGCGCCGACCTCCCTTGCCCGAACGGTCTCGCCGGCGCTGGCGTCGATGCGTCGCGCCCAGATGGTCGCATACGTCGTCCAGCTGTCGACCGGCTCGTTGTAATCGTTCGTCGTCTGCACCGCCCTGAGTATCGTCAGGCGCTCATCGAGCCGGCCGACATGCGGGAGATCAACCATGAACACCCCCGAGCCAGCCCACCTTATAGGGCGCGAGCAGACTATGCACGACCTCCGGGACATCCTCCTGCCCCGGCCTGTCATACATGCTCTGCGCCAGCATCAGGATCGCCTCGCGGATAGATTCCGGCACGGCCAGGTTCGCCGGGGAACTCAAGTCCCTATAGCCGCAGTCGAATGTCACCCGAACTGCGTCCGGTTCTCCGACGCGCGTCGACGGCCACGACTGACTCGGCGCAAGAATCAGCCGTGACCGCCGCCGCGTGCCACCGGCAACGACGCGATAGGTCGAGGAGGCAAGCGTCTGCAGGTCGCCATCAGTGTCGAGATACTCGACGGCAGTTACGGCGATGAGCGGCGGCAGTGGGATCTCGAGGTAACCGGTAACAGAAGTCTCAAGACCGGAAAACTCACGCGACACGGTGAGGTCGTCGAGATCGCCAACCACCTGCGCTCCCGGAAAGGACTGCACATCCAGACGCCAGGTCTGTGGCATCAACGCGCGACCGAGGATGCCGTCAGCACCGTCGAGCCTCTCGGTCGCCGCCGCGACGAGCTGCTGGATCCGCGTGTCGTCAGCCGCCGTGTCGATGCGGAGCGCCTGCTTCGCCCGCTCGAGCGGCACGACCACGTCCATAGGCCCCTGAACGAGTATCAGCGCACTCACCACCGCCACCCCATGCAGTAGTCACCTGCCTTGATCCACAGCACCTCCGCGCCCCACGACTTCAGGAGATCGACAGCCGCTAATTGATCGACGCCATAGCGTTCGGCATTACCTGGCTTCTGCTCGACGACCACGACCGGCTTGCAGGCTCGGATAGTCTCCTCTCCGCCAAGGAGCACCTCACGTTCCCACCCCTCGACGTCTATCTTAACGAGATCGACGCCGGTGAAAGCGTAGAAATCAAGCGTCTTCGCCAGAACTTCGATATGAGCTGCTTCGACGCTGGAGGAAACGGCCCAATTGCCTGAGTTTGTGCCCGGTGCGGTCATGTTGAGCGCCGAAACCGAGGAGGAGAGGGCAACGTCGAATATCTCTACGTTGTCGATGCCATCGAGATTGGCGGCGAGACAGAGGAGCAGGTCGGGCACGGGCTCAAAAGCGACTACACGAGAAAATGACGGACAGAGGACACGAGTCCAGAGACCGACGTGAGCACCGACGTCGACAGCCAGGCGTCTCCGATCCTTGAAAGTCGCATCGATGGCCGCTTTGATTTTGCGCATCTGATAAGTGCCGGCACCACGAAACTTCTCACCCTGCCTGAGGTGGAATTCGAAATGATCGTCTCTGTCAGGTAACCATATGCCCTCGACATTCTTCACGATCACCTCCAGTGCGGCTCGGAACGCCTACCACCTACCTCAAAACGCGGTGTCCTGCCATAATTCTTCCTCGGTCCCTTGGCGTGGTCAAGCCGACTGCCAAGTTCACTCAACGGAAAAGGATGGTGACTAGCTTCCGCCGGTCCTGATAGACCTACCGGTTCAGGCATCCAACCCTCGGCAACACACTGAAGAACAAGCCACTGTATGACATATGAATCGTGGGTCTCAGGAAGATCAAACACGCGTCTGCTGTCATACAGATCCTGAAGCCTCGTCATGAATCTAATGTGCGCCGAATGCTGACAATTGAAAAGCAAGAAACCGCACTCGGGGTAGAGCCGCCGACGATTGAGCCAGGCCAGGTATGAGTCGGCTCTCTTGAATAAAAGACCACGCAACCAACTCTCGTCGACCGGCGCATGCGTCAAGGTGTCGGCATCCATCCACACCATTACGTCACGATCCCGCAGCCGGGCGCCGGCTGTGATGGCTGCAACCTTGTGCGCGAACTTCACGCAGTCGCGCCGAAAGTCATATGACGATTTCGTTTTTCTGTTCCGCTTCGGGTTACGACCGTGCGCATCAGGGACTGCTTCATGTCGGACCTTCCAGTCGAAAACCACTGCGGAAATTCCAGACCGTGAACATTAGGAACCGACGGCGCGGTAAAACCCTCCGTAAACAACAGCAAATCGACGTCCGATGGCCAGAATCGGGTGAAAGTCTCAACCATACGATGACCGTATTGCCGCCAACCGTCAGCGCTACAGGTCGAGATCACGAACGTACTCATAGTCCACCCATATCCTGACGTCGGTTCGTTGTCTAAATCTTCTGAATTTTCTATCCCACCACTCAGGAGGCCGCACGGTCAGATGCACGTTCAGACCGTCTGAAAACTCTTTACCCGCCGGATTGCAAAAAATGTTAAAATAGGCAAACGTCGGTCGTCTGATTTGAAGAAGAGCAAAGACATTTTCTAAGACATCATCGACGTCATCCTGTCTGATGTGCTCCATAACGTCCGTGCATATGAGCCCGTCAAACCATCCGGGCATTAGAAGTCGATTAAGCCGTACCACGCCTGGATCGTAACAGTGTGGAAGAATACCTCCCCACCGCTCATGCACTCGATCGACGAGATACTGGTATCCCTTGCCAGATCCGTAGTCTGCGATCCGTGTCGCCCTGACGTCTCTCACCAATTCGGCGATATGGTCGGCATTCTCCGGGTCGATAGAGCCAGACCACCACTTCGGGTGGCTAATGTGACTGCGAAGATAACGCTTGGCATATTGAAATTTACCCACGATTTTCTACCAACGATGTGAGGTAGTCATTCGCCACGCCCGCCCGGATCTCGTCGACGCTCCACTGACAATAGGCGAGGTTTGCCAGCAATTGTTGACGCTCCGCGTTGCTGGCAAGCCTTGGTGCCTCCAGGTCGTCTATCGAAGTGGATGAGATTGGCCGCGCGACCCCATCGCCCAATACGATCGACGGCACCCCGGCTAGCAAGGCATCAAAGCAAGTGCTTGATCCGTGCGTGACCAGACAATGTGCACCTCGGAGAGCGGCGTGAATATCGCCATTCTTACCGCGCGGAGCGAACTCGGCACCAGGTACGGATGTAGCGGCTTTCCATGACGGTTTCGGCCTGTACACGATCCTGCGATCGGTGCGTCTACGAATCTCCCGAACCACCCCCTCGGCATACGCGGTCGGATCCTTCCAATCATGATCCACAAAGTCGTGATACTTTGCGGACGATCCGCAATAGAGGACATGTTTGCCCGGTCGCCAGGGCCTAAGCATCCTCAACCAGCCCTGCGTCACGGCACGATCTGCGGGTCTGGTAACGTCCATCAGATATCCGGTCGGCTGCTGAGCGCAAAGCGTCACTCGCCACCAATGGGGCCAGTCGCGATTATAAGCCTTATCCCAGTAGAGCCAGGTCTTGCCCGCCGCGTCGAGCTTCCTGATGAGTTCGCCCCGCTTCACACCGACGAAACAATATACATCGGCATTGGGAACCTGCGAGGTGTCCGAGATGAAGGAGACGTTCAGACCAGATGCCCTCAGGGCATCATGTAAGACGATTTCACGTTCTTTCTCGGACGTATAAAAGAGAAACCTCATAGCAGACCTCTGATGTGTTCCCACGCCTGACCGGTCCTCATCTCCTGCGGCGTCCACTGTGCGTAGGCCACGTCGGCGAGCAGCTGGCGGCGCTCGGCATAAGGTCGGCTCGTGCCAAGGACTTGATCGGAAACCAGACGACCGACGCCCTTTATCGCAAAGACCGGCACGTCAAGCATTAGCGCCTCTACGGCCGCGTTGCTGTGGTGCGTAACGAGCACTCGCGAGCGACATAACGCCGCCTCGATGGTCTCAGGTGCCGGCAGGGCCTTCGTCGGCTTCGGACGGTAGACGAGGGGCCATTGCGGCAGTATCTCCCGCAACGACTTCATCCTGCGAAGCTCCCACTGTTCGAAACGATAGCCGTGCGTACCGGCTGCCTTTGCCGACATGCCCGCGACCAGGATCACCTCTCCAATGCCGTCGCGGCGCTCGGCGACCTTCAAACCCGACGCCTCAAGCCGGTCGGCGGGACATCCTCTCGCCATTGTCTTCGCCGTATCCCAGTCATCGACGGCGAGACGGTGATGACCTTCAGCAGAGTTGTGTGGCGGCCGCCGATCCCAGTAACCGAGGTCCCAGTAGACGTAATGTGCCCCGGCGGCGAGATAGCTGCGAAACACATGCTCGTGCGTCCACCCGTACGCGACGGCAACGTCGGCCGTGACGCCGTTAAATCGAGTAAGGATGTCAGACTGCAGACCGCAACGCCGCGCGCCACAATGCATCGCCATCGCCACGTACATGGCCCGCCGGTTGTCGTCGGTGGCATAGATCGCTAGTCGCACCACTCACAACTCCTTGAACGGCATTCCTGTTGCTACTTCCTCATCCGTCCACTGTGCTTCCAGGACGCGACGCAGCATGGCTTCACGGTCGCCAAGACGTGGCCGCTGCAGCGTCTTTAATCCGTGACTGCCGGCTTCCCGGCCTATCCAGCGATCGAACTCATAGACCACAGGCACTCCGGCGAGAAGCGCCTTGAGGCCGGCACCACTGCCCCAGATCACGCAGACCGCAACGCCTCTCAGGTCCTGCTCGAGCGTCCGCCTCGACGGATTGCCGCCGGGATGCGGTCTCAGACGCACGACGCGCTCACGATCAACCGCTCGGATCCTGCGTTGAACGTCAGCAATCCACCCGGCTGGCATGGCGACCCCTGGCGGTCCGATCCCCCTCTGGGGCATGACGAGAACATCACCGACGGTGCCGTCGCTGCGCCAGGGACGAATTTCCAGACCGAGCGTCGGTATCGTTCGCGCCTCACACGCCAATGGCCGGCCAGGGCCGTTGTGATGGTTCAACGACAGGGCGAAAGTCTTTCGGGCCCCTGCAAAATCCAGGTAGCCGTTCTCAGCAACGACGACCCGCGCGCCGGCGGCCTCGTAACGCGATGCCAAGACGTGGTTGGCACCGTATCTATTCCAGATGACCAGGATGTCGCACGGACGCGGACAGCTGACCGGCTGCTTGCAGATCGAAAAGCCGACCGCCTCGAGGCCATGAACAAAAGCCTCACGCCTGTAGTGAGGCAGGTCTCGGATCAGCAAAGATGCGATCGGCACTATTTTCTCTCACAATCGGCTTTCAGACCCTTCGCAACTAGGATCTTTATCGCCTCAGTGAGTGATGGAATAGGCCGCTGACGAGCACGCCAATCCTCTATATCGGTCATGAATTTGGCGTCAACGCGCATTTGAAATGTGCTACGTCGCCTTTCCTCAAACTTCTTGGTCATGATGCAATCTATAATCCAACATTCGTGAGGTCAACAAAGAATGAATGTATTGACAAACAATACATACAGTAACATATTGCTTGTCATTAGCTGAAAGGAATTTATATGATTGATTCACTAGGTATTATCAAAACGCTCCGAGAAGCGGCAAAACACGCACAACGTTTGAATCTCGACATTCCACTGATTATTAAACAGGATGGAATATCCGTTCAATCACAACTGGTCAGTTGGGATGTCCTCACGGCACCCAACGGCCAGACAGTCCTCATCACCATGATCAATCAAGTTTCAATGGAATGAGTCGATAGTCGTCCACACGATTATCGACTTAATATATTCGCGTAATGAGCATTATGGTGACTATGACACATACGTTGCCACAAACGTGGCCGGCTCAAGTCGATCGCCAGAACCTCCGCGTTGTCGCCATAGCGCGCGTAAGGCCCGTTACGTTAATATGTCTGCGGTCAAAAAATGGTAGTACGTAGCATCGGCGCCGCCGCCTGCCTGTATGCCTATTTTTGTCTGATTTGATGATAAGTATGTATCGGGTTCGTTCCAGACAGGCTCGCCATCCACTAATATAGTGATGGATGTACCATCGGCAATGACCTCAGAATACCCGGTTTTCAAGGCAGGAATACTACGGCGTATTGCTACGCTACCGTTCACAATTTTATCCAGCTTCGGCCCCACCCGCCAGTAATTGAGCGAGTCGGCAGCACGAAATATCACCCATCCCTCAGTGCCTAGCGCAGCGAATTGCCACATTATCCGGCAGTGTTCCCCGCCGGTCCCTAAATCAACCAGGGCGCGATTGTTGCCAGTCGTCGTATTATACGCGCGCCCTGTCGAAATACCGAATGCGCCTGCGCTGATCACGTACGCTTGGCCAGACGGCGCAGTTCCGAGACTCCCCGCATCGGGTCGTTCGAAATCGTCATAAAACGTATTATTTGTATCTGCCGCAAACACTGGCAATTCGGCAACAATATCGGCATGGTTAAATTTAGCAGGAGCACGCCTCACTTCCGTAGATGCGATGATGCCGAGATACGCCTCTCCTCGCTCATCTCCGGATGTTGACGTATTTACAAAACACGATCTGTAAAAACCTTTGGCGTAAACATATCTTTCGGCCGAGAACGTCAGCCCATTATCTGTACTATATGCCTGATATAGCGAGCCTCCGCCGCTGCCGCCGTCCTGGATCAACCCCACGATCGATCCGTTTGATTGTCGGACGAAAAATCCGTGCCACCACGAACCGCTGTCGGGATGAGCTAATGCTATTGCGACGGGATCAGACCAGCCGGCATAGGGATCGGCTCCGCTATTTGTCATCCGCACGAATGCGTTGCCAGCCAGAAGGATATCGCACCCCATTATTACCCATGTGGTCCCATCATGCCACAGCGACGGGGCCGCGACCCGGCGCACAGCAATACCAGCACCGTAAATCATAACCGGAGTAGTCCACGTCACGCCGTCCGCCGATTCACACAGCATAAGGCGCTCTTCCGGAGCTGACACGCTGTTGTATCTGTAAAGTAGATACAATTTTGCACCATCCGGACTTAACACCAGATGCGGATCGGAATTATACCCTCCGGTGGCCACGTCTGGCGGCGCCGGGACAATGGGGTTGGTTACTCCAGCGGGCACCACCCACGTGACACCGTCGTTGGACGCTAAAATGCACGGATTCTCAAAATCGTCGTTGGCGTTAGGATATGGCGTGATGGCCATCCACCGATTATAACCGTGCCACCCGCCGCGGACGTACACCACACTAGGATGCACCATGCCAGCCGGACTGTAGGGAGACGGCAATACCAGGGTAACAGGCGCCTCGGTCATGTGCAGCGACAGTCCGTCGAGGATCTTGCCATCTCTCGCCAACGTTTTTAGCGTAGCATTATCAGCCGCCAGCCCTTTAAACGCAGCAACACGGCGAATATGCCCGTTGAGGCAGTTCGCACCCGCAAGGTCGGCACCTAACCGCGCTCCCGCCAATGTGCCTGGAGCCGCTTCTGACGTATCGGCTGCGACCTGGCCATCGTACATCGCGATCCCGAAATCGTTCAGTGCCAGTCGGGAGGCCGTCCTTACCGTAGTGCCAGCCGATACTGTGTTGGTCACAGTCGCATCAGCGATGCGCATTGACATGCCTGTCTGCTCTCTAATCGATTTGTCATTTGTCGCATCGAGCACGAGTATTGTGGCATTGTTTACGTTTTTGGCAACATGCTCAGTGTAAATCGTGTCGTGTGCACCATCCAGCCATATAACGTTGGCGAACGTGACGACGTCAGCGGAACGCGTCACCGAAGCGGCGCCAGTCGGAATGTACGACGACGCAGGGCCAATATGAGCTTGCGCACCCCACAAATATAACCCGCTCGAACCATTGCCGTTCCAATTATATAGATGCGGCGAACCGCTCGAATACCCGCTATCCAGCACATAGTAACGCGCGCCCCATGTCCCAGGCACTCCAACCGGGAACGACAGTAACGCGTGATACCATCCGCCAGCGAGCTTCGTTATCGCTCCAGCAGCACCTGTCCCTCCCGTCGCCAGGACCGCGCCCTCTCCGGTCAAATCGAAACACGCGTAGGAGCCTGTAACTAGGCCCTCTCTGATGCCAAAACGCGTATATCCTGCCGGTTTTACAAATATTCCTATCTGCATCTGACCAGCAGGCGTGTTCAAATCTTGTCTTATTAAATGATTGCCTATTCCAGTACCAGGAACTATCAGGTCAGCAGTCGTTGTTTGATCTGGAGCAGACGTGGCGTCTACTACAGACCCTGATCCGAAAGCTAGACAATTGGTTAGTTGCCATGTATTGTTGAATGTCTGACTGTACAATAAATAATTCGT